TCATCAGTAAGCGTAGGCATTGCTTCTTTCATTTGATTATCTATCTCAGCACCCTCTGCATCAGACATAAATAAACCTTTTACAAAATCTATTATGCTCCTAGACTTTTCTTGAGTTGGTTTTTCTGTGGGTATAGGAGTATTTCTATCTATTTCTAGTTCAACTAATTTTCTATCTTTGTTACCTGCTGTATTAAATTTATGTCCTTTATATTTAACAACATTAACATTTTGACTTTTATCTAATTTTGCACCTGATCCCCTAAAACCTGTTGAGTTAAGTAAAGATAAAATATCGTTATTAGATATATTATCTATTTCTTCTTTAATTTTATTTTCTAATAATCTTTTGTCTCCAGCTAATTCTATGGCTTCAATTACTTTTTGTTTTTCTGTTTCATTTAAAGGATTTAAAACTTTTTTATTTCCTGTAACTGGTTCATATTGATTTTTCCCTGTTAAAATTCCTTTAATAGTTTTATCATTAGCTTGATAAAGGCTTAATCTAGCACCTTGATCTAATATATCTTTTCTATTAAAAATAGAATTTGCAACTAATGCCATTCCTAATAAACCTTCTCCACCAGCCTCATTCCAAACTGTTCTGTATAGTAATTCTTTTTCAGAAAGATTATTAATTAAATTTATAGATGTTTTAGGATTAATTTTTGGTGTGGGTATTTTAGATTTACGAGCCATGTTATGTTCCTTTAGCTGCGGTCTGTATCTCTAAGCGCATATTTTCCATACGTCTTAGTATATGCAGTTGTCCTTGCGCTCTGTATATTTCTACTTCATCGTCACTCTGTTCTAGTATACGATAAGCACTTTCTTTTTTATTATCTAAGTATAATGTAAACAATTCATCAAAATCTGGTTGATTAACTAAAGGTAATAAATCTCTAGCTACTTTTTGATCAAGCATTACCTGCACCACCTTGTTGTAACATTGCCATTAACTCAGGGGGAATCTGTTGTCCTCCTCCTTGTTGAGCTTGTTGTTGTTGCTGTTGTGTACCTGCATTAGGTCCACCACCTGTAGCAAATCCTTGTTCTCCTGGTGCTGGTGCTTGACCTGTACCTATAGTACCACCCCCTGCTCCTGTAGGATCTTGTGCAGGTTGTGGGTTTTCTTCAATTATTTTCTTTTGCATCTGCTGTAATAGTATAGCCTGTCTAAATGCTTCTTCAGGATTGTTTGTTACCTTATCTACATCCAGATCCATCGTTGCTGCTATCTCACGCATGATGTATGGGAACTTAGCAAACGGTGCTAGGACAGGACTGCTTGCAATCTGTAAGAAACTAATAAGACGCTGTGATCTAACTTCGTTCTTCATAAAGCTTTCTGTGCCTCTAGCTCTAATCTCTAGATCACCTTTTATCTCTGGATCAAAATCAAACTGCATATTAAATGCAAACAATGCTTCACCCATTGGACGTAGCATATAGTCATCCATATTTTTAATTACTGTACGGATAGCATTACTGGCTGCACCCATTAACATAGATATACCTGATGCAGTTCTACCTGTACCCTGCACACCTGTCTGTCCGTATGAATATGATGGAAGTCCTGATGACTCGTCAGACAATACTCTTGCTTTATCAAATAACATCATATTTTCACTTGACACGTTTGGAAACTTAGTACCAAATATAGCTTGACCTGGCGCACCACCTTGTCTCCTAAATATCTTACCAGGATATACTGTAAGATCCTGACCTGGTGCTAGGTTTGTCTCATCAACCTCAATCAATAGATTACCAGATAAGATAGCATTGTCAACAGCTAATCTCATAAAACCGTTCATTAATGTTTGAGTATCATCCATGTTCTCTGCTAGACCTACACCAAAGAAACTATATGGGTTGATCTCGTATGGACTTGCAACGTATGGGATACGCTTTGGTACGAATGGGTTTATAACTAACCTTAATATCTGATTGTTACATACCCAACAATTAATCTGTATTTCATCATCTTTGATTTCATTTTCAGGTATCTCTAACCCTTGGCTTTCTGCTATGTCTTTATCTATTGTACCCCAGAACTCTAGTACTTCAAACCTTTCAACATCTCCACCATAACCAGCAAAACCTTCTCCACCAAAATCTGATGCAGTTTCATTATCTGTTAAACTATCTTCCCACCACTCACGGCTATAGTCTTCACCCTCTTTAATAGCAGCTTCAATAGACTTACCTCTAAAGAATGGACGCTTCTTTAATGCTCTAAGTTGTGATCTGGTTAGTCTGTGACGTTCAACAACGTATACACAGTCTTCCATATTATATGCATCTGGATCAGGATAAAAATCCCAAACAGATGTATATTCTACTTTAGGTACAGTTTTAATTACTGGATCGTATGTACCATCATCTTCCCAATTTGGGTATTCTTTATCAAAGGCAAATGGGCCTTTCATAATAGCAGTACCAAACAATACACACTCAAACACAGAATGTCTAAGATGTTTAGTCGCTGCTGATTCTTCTAGTTGATCTTTGATTTTCTTTTCCATCTTCTTAGCTGCAACCATAGCAGGATGGAAAGTAATAGCTGATTGTGTTTGACCTGGACCTTCTTTAAGCCCTTCTAAATCTTCTAGCTTATCTTCTAACGCACCAAGTTTCTCATTCAATATAGCTGAAGTATCACCTGGCTCTAGATCATTGCCATCACCAGGAAAACCATATATACTCTTAAACTCTTCAAAGGCTTGTTCTTGTTCTTCTTCTTTAGGATCTATATGCACACTATCATATACACCTTCAGGTAAGGTAGTTGGCTCTACACCAATAGGGAATCTATTCTGACTAAATAGAACATCTATGATCTGACCGTATGCTGCAAGAACTTTTGTCTTAGTTACTTTAATAAATACGCGAGACTTTTCTGTTTCTGTAAATTGTACGTCTGGTCCGTATATACCACGATAGTTTCTATAAGCTTGTACCCATCGTTCTTCATCAGTATGCCTACCATCTTTAGCCCTATCAAACCTAGCCTTAACATAACTAACTAAATTAACGTAGGACTCTTCTGTACTCTCTACATCATCTAGTACTACTATATCGTTATCATCTGCCATATTTTTTCCTTATGTTAGTTTTTTGAATATGCGGCCCATATAAATACACCAATAGCAAGCATTAATACTAAAACTATAATTATATATAGAAAGATTTCCATATTAATATCCAAACACTGAATCAGATGGTTGATATCTAGTCTTTGGAGTATTCTCGTATGCTATACGTATATTAGTTGGTCTTGACATAATCATATATCTTAACGCATCATATAAGTGGTCTTCAGCTTTAGTATCAACATCTTCAGGATTACGAGAGTCTACTGGTAAAGCTGCTAACTGACTTATAAGATTTCTACAGTTTTGCATTATAACAATGCCTGGTTCTTCTGTTTCTTCATCTATCATTAGTCTTTTATGCAATTCTATCTTACCTGCAACCCTAGATCCTGGTGATCTATCTGATGGTCTAAATCTACATCCTTCTCTATTTAAAGTTTCTGCTATTGATGGTCCTGCATCACCTCGTCTAGCCCAACAAGAACTATCTAGTAATGCGTCTTGTATTCTACCATCACCTTCTTCTACTTCCATAATCATCTGACCTAACTTATCAGCAGTCAAACGGTTAACGTACAACTCTCTATATATCCACAGACAACCATCAAAATCAACAGCCCCCCATAAAATAGCGGAGTGGGCAGCGTATCCGAAGTCGGCTGCTCTAATCTTCGTCCAACCTTTCGGAATCTCAAAACTTTCGCACGTATGCACCGTCTTATCAAACTCAGGAAATGCACCTTCTTCAACTACATCCCAATCGCCATATAAGAATTGCTTCCTCTTAACTTCAGGTAGAGAAGCAAGCATTGCAACATAACTACCATCTTGTGTCAAGTATGGATTATCCCATACAGACGCTGATATAAATTTTCTAGTTATCTCGCTAGTTAGTGTTCTACCATCTAACTCGTATTCTATTTTCTCAGTTACCCTAGTATTTGGTTCAGCAGGATCTATGAACATCTTCTTAACCCAAGCTGATCCTACGTTACCTGGGTTTCCTGTAGCCCTCATGTGTAAAGGAATAGTAGGATCTGTAGTACGCAATGATGATCTCAAGAACTGCCAGATATCAGGATTTGCATACTGTGGTAACTCATCTACTCCAATCCAAGAATATGATTGACCTTGATATCTTAACACATCCTGTAAGTTCTCACAATAGCCAAACTCTATTCTTGCTCCACTAGGAAAGTACCAAGTGTTTTCTTGGCTTTTCCATTTAGCTCCAGGTGCAGCTTTCGGATATAATTGCTGCGTCTGGAATATAACATCTCTCAACTCAGGCATAGAACGTCTAATTAATAATGCTCTATGCGATGATTTATGAACAAACCTTAATGGTGCTATAAGTAAACTATATGTCTTACCTCCACCTCTTGCACCACCATAAAATACTTCTCTTTCATTAGCAGACAAGAACTGTGTCTGTGGACCTGGGTTTGGTTTAAAGACAACTTCAGGTTCAGATGCAGTCTGATCTGTAAAATCTAATACTTCTGGTTCAACAGTATCTTTTTTTAATGCTTTATTTAATCTTCGTTTTGCTTGATCTGC